ATCGCCAACGCTTTGCTTTACGACCAGTTTTAGATTCACCAACATACTCATCACCGTCAAGAATGCGATGTGCAGTAGACAACAGTTGTGCCGTCTCAACGATCATCTTGACGCAATGTTTATCAACCATCCACTCAGCGCATTGCTGTGCAGACTCATCGATATAAAAGATATTCACTTACAGAGACCTTTCGTACATCTTGTATACGCAATGTGTAACAAAAATAAAACAAACTGTCAAGAGAAAAGGCAGGGCGATATCAGGATATTTCAATCCATTCTTCTAGAAGCAATGGGCGAAAAGTACCCCGCTTCTGTTTATATGTGCCTCCGCTATAGTTTTCTACAGCTTCATACACCTCACCCGTATTTTTACACCGAATCTTTACCACCGCGAACATCCTTAGTTAAAGATTACACCAGGAAACCAAGCATCACGAATCGCTTCGTACTTTGCCGTGCGACCAAGGTTATTGCGGATCGTGTTGCGAACGTCTTCACCAATCTTCAGACCACTGATAATGTCGTTATCAAAGTTCTTGAAAATAATAGGACGCATGAAAGCATCAACACCAACACTACGCAGGAAAGCATCAACACCAACACTGTGCTTCGGATCGATTGCAAACGTTTTACGATCAATACCACGCTCACGGAGATATTCCAGCTTCATGCCAATCAGCCTTACGCGACGAGCAATATCAAAATGGATATTGCTCTCAAACTGAGTCAGACGATCACGATCTTCGGCGGGCAGATGAGCCTTGATGTCATCCAGTTTTTCATCCAGAATCAGTTCAACGATGTTACGATCTTGCAGGATAGCTTCCTCGTCATCGATCAGGAAACCTTCACCACCACAAGTGATGCAAGTTTCACCATATTCTACACCACTGCCACCACAGGACATACAATCAACAGGATTGCAGCCGCGACGACCATACGCATCTTCATACACATCAGGATCAATCATAAAGCCTCACTTATACAGTTCAAGAGGATCAACGGCCCTCAGTTCTTCTTTGCAGTACAACCAGAATGGATCAGGAAAGGGCGGGGCATGTTCACGACCGAAAAACACCGAGATTAGAGCGCCGTCAATCTCAGCGACAACACCAACGCGATCTTTGTTGGGCCAAATGCACGAACGGACCGAATCACCAACCTTGATCATAAAAAATCTCCCTCTCGCTCTCTGATAACTCATCATAGCAAAAGGGAGATAAATGTCAACCAGTTTTTTCAGAAAAAATCAGATATCGTCCAGATCGATAGCCTTGATGCCAGGATACTCGATATGATTGATCTGTTGAAACTTACGTTCATCTTGCCATGCGTCTCGGAGATAATCGTTGTCCTCATCGAACATAGTCAAATATTCTTCAGGTGTGACTTCATGACCACTGGAGATAACTTCACCAATATGATATTGTGACATTTCACGCCAGTCATCATCATAGAATGATGTCTTAAGGGCAACTTCATTCTTAGCATCTTCAAGAGTATGTGCTTCTACCGCATAACGCATACGGTGTGAAGAAACAGTTTCAATAATAAAGATTGCCATGATTAATCCTTACTCCAATCTTTACTCACACTCACATGAGAACCAAGAAGCGATACTAGAATCGAGATGCACCATGCTTGAATCCAACCAATAGGGCGCAAAATAGTCATAGCAGGAACAAGATCAGCATTCCATAGCCACATAACAGGCCATGCCATCAGCAGACCATAAGCACAACCGAGAACGATAGTGCCAAAAACAGTAAACAAACCAATAATAAACTTATCCATAATCATTACCTTCCATAAAAAACAGTTTTAGCGTTTGTTGTATTTGTAAACAGATACCAAGCACAGTTGTCTTTCCCGCTTGTCTTACTTCCCTCAATCCACTTTACACGACCCACAGATACAACCATTTCGCAGCGTTTCATCAGCGCGGATGATTGCTTGGTGTGCATCCAGTCTGCATCAAACAGCAACCAAGTGGGAAGTTGATTGCTGAAGTGTTCGATCATGGGATGAAGAATCTTGCGATCCCAAGGTGGATTGGTGATGATGTAATCTATATTCCATCCATAATATACTGGATTGAACTGAATGTCAAGAGCATTTGACTGTAGAATCCACTTTTCTTGTGGTTCAATATCCCATGCTTCAATACAAGTATGATTGTGATAATCAAGATGATCAATCAATCTGCCATCGCCAGCGCATGGTTCATAGAAGTTAGAATACTTCTTCAGATGTGGCAACAGAGGCAGAACGGCTTTCATCGGAGTAGGATAGAAGTCACGTTCTACTCTGTCAAAGTCACTTCGTTTACCCATTATAGCCACTCATAACCTTCGTCCTCTAATGTATAACAAACATGCTTGATATCAAACGCTGCAATAGCGCGCATACAGCCTTCACACGGCTTAGCCAATCCCTGAGTGATCATAGGTTTCTTGCTATGTGTCCACTTACACCGATAGATGTAGAGTTTGGATTTAGCCACGGTATCAGCATCATGCCTACGCAGTGCGTTAGCGATTGCATCTATTTCTGCATGAAGATATATAGCTTCTTCATGTTTTGCATATCTGCCTTGAAGTGGATGCGTTTTGTTCTTGTTAGTGCCAATCGCGATGATTTCGTTTTTGTAAACGAGAGCAGCGGCTATCTTGGCCCTAGCAAACGGTTCCGAGGCTTCAGCAACCTTGCTGAGGACCTTCATAATCTTCATCGAAATCTTCATCGAGAATCAACACCCAACCGCGAATAGGATCATAATATGTAATATTGTCAAGTAGATCATATACTTCTGAGAAGTGTGTTAGTGCTTCAAAGGATGAGAATGATTTTTCCGTTTCCATCACTTAGCCTTTCGGATGAGACGCGCAACGTCTTTGTCAAGAAAATCACCAGTAGTGTACCAAACACGAGATGCAACGCAGTCAGTCACGGCCAGAGCGCATATGTCAGCGTTCGGGCATGTATCGCAGGGAATATCGCGAACGTTCTCTGGAGTGTTTAGGATCATCTTGGAAGCAGTGCAGACATCGTTCATGAAAGATGTGTCTGTTGAAATTGAAAAATAATCTGCGTTCATGACAATCTCCGTTTTCTATTATGTATACCTAGCACGATTCGCGATGGATGTCAACCCATAAAAGCCAACCTCATATTCTTTAATCTGCTCTGGGGTCATATCAGACTTTTCCACAAGAGGTGATGCATACGTAGCTTTTTCATAAAAGTGTGGCTTGTAGGGGCGACCATAATAGGCATCAGCACTACCACGATCATAAGGACCACCGTGACGAGGATTAAAAGACATTATTCGCCCTCCACATTCTTGAAGCCGAACGTATCAACCTCAAAAACTTCACCATCAATGATCATACGGTCACCGACCATAGACGAGCGATGACCCCACTTTTTGCCATTTTCACCATCAAGAGGCTTTACAACAATCACATGAGGATTGAAATCGGGATTCTCATAAAGTTCGCCCTTATGATCGATCATTCGTTCCATCGCCCAGGAACCACCGAGATTCTGAGTGTGACGATAGGCATATTCCAGAGCGTCTTCTACTCCCATATTATCAAACATGTAGCTTGACAGATCAATCGTAGCCATATGCTCAAACCAACGATTGCCGAGACCGTCGCGATCAAAATGAAGAACTTGAACTTCCATAACGAATCACCTTTTCTCTTTGCTACATTCTCACCATACACGATTCGTGAATAATGTCAAACGAAATCTTCGAGAGCCTTGACCTGAATCGGAGTGGCGATGCGAAGAAACTTCCGAATGGTTTCAGCGGCTAGCGTGTATTCTTGCATTTCTAGAAGTTCCATTTCTAGTAGAAGTTCATTAACGATTTCAGTAACAGTCATTTCAGTTTCCTGTATTACACATGGGTTTGCCGTCACGATCCAGACGAGGAAGCCCATAAAAGATTGTGAATAAAGCCAGAGGAATGCCGGCTGCATATAGAAAAGTTTTCATTTACTCACCTGTTTAAAAGAAATAGAATCGTATTCGTCATCATTATACCTTTTCGCCCAGTCGGACTTCACCTTTTCACGAAACACAATCTGGTCTTTGTTTTCTTGATAAAACTTTCGGGCTGCGGCGTCAACACCATAACTGTCTACCGATCGAACTTCAAAGAAGTCCGACACCAGTTGACGGACGTATGTCACCCGAAATGTCTTCAGTTTCTTCTGCTTCTTGATATGTGCCTTCAGATTATCTTTGGCATCACGACCATTGATAATAGAACAAAAAGTCTTTTCATCAGTGTCAGCTAGTGGTCCCCATGATTCTGGGGAACGATTTCGTACTTCAACAGTCATTAGATCACCTTTCCATCAAGAACAAAGTAGTTGTGAGCGCCATGCTCACCGTAATGAAACGACAGAAGACCATCATCTTTAAAAATCTGAAGAGGAGCGCGACCAGCAGCAATCTTGGCAAAATATTCGTCAACGCTGTAGTGCTTTTTCAGAACCGCAAGAAACTTAGCCTTGTTGACTGGACCACGATGCTTGAAGCGGGCGACAAACTTACGTTCGCCGTTGTGGTTGTAGTGAAGGTATCCACCGTGATATTCGAAGTTGGCTTTTTCAAACTTGACCATCGCGAATCACTTTCTCTCTTTGTCTACTTTCTGACAATAGACGATTCGCGATAAAATGTCAAGCTAGATTCGTCTCACACCTCTACGTTTTTGTAAACTATATGATTTGGTCCATGCTCACCATAGACACATCTAGCGATTCGTTTTGCGTCTTTGAATGACTTTGCGTTCAGCCCGATATAGTCGATATCGGTTTCACGACCCGATTCTTCTGTTATAAAAATCAGAAAATAGCGTTTCTTAAACTTTGGTGATTTGTCCACGAGTTAATCCGTGATAATCGTAGTATGTGTTGATGACATTGACTGCTTTTCCAATCCACTGGTTTCTTCTTTGGATGAACAACTGAGGTTCGCTGTTCTCTACTGCAATGATAACAACAAGATTATTCACAGGTACACCAGTTAGTTCTTCATACATGACCGCATAGATGGCCATCTGCATGAAGTATGTATCAATCCACTCCTCTTTCTTAGGTTTATCTGATGTCTTGAAGTCGATGATAGACCTACGGTCATCAAAGTCTGCAATAACGTCAGCAGTTCCAGCAACTCCAAGATGATTGGAGTACATCTGCAACTCAACACCAAGAACATTGTCAATACGATCAATAAACTTTTGAATGGATGTAAACAAAAACAATGCAAATGGATCTACTTTGTCTTTGTCAATCTCTTTATTGTGTAGATAATCTTCACAGATAGCATGAACTTTGGTACCACGACTAGAAGTTCTTTTCAAAACCTTTTGAACTTCTTCCTCACCAAGCCTCTTGCGCCATTCCGCCAACTGTGGTCTCTTGTACCACCCTAGGACAGTGGTTACAGACGGAACTTTAGAACCATCGGGAAGACGATAAAGCCTTCCCGTGGTATCATCACCATCAATCCTATCAATACCAGGCAGTGTTACAAGATTATGCCTGAACTTCTTCTGTATCACGAAAATAACCAATCTGTTGTAGTTCTGCTAAAATAAACTCACGGACAAATCCAGAACGAACGATATCATCCACTTCGAACTCAACTTTTCTGATAGAAGGAATCTTCATCAGAATCAACAGCATAGCTTTAAGCCCAGATGTCTCATTGTAACGCGAACTTGTCAAGTCATCTTGATTGATGTCTCCGCATACGATCACGCGCGACCCTTCCCCGACTCGGGTAAGAATCGTCTTTAACTCCATATACGATAGATTTTGTGCTTCGTCAACAATAATAATCGCATTGTCGATTGTGGTTCCACGAAGGAATGATGTTGACTCAAACTCAACAATGCCTTTTTGTTTTAGGATGTTGTACGCATCTCCGCGGCCGAATAGTTTTGCGCAAATGGAGATGTAAGGCGCTTCAAAGACTTCCATCTTTTGAGCCGCGCTACCTGGTAGAAAACCGATAGCCTTAGATGATTGTGCGCTTCTAATGATGACTACTTTACGAGGTTTGTTTAAGTCTTCCATTACCTCTTCAAGAGCAAGATATAGACTGATGAAGGATTTGCCAGAACCAGGAACTCCATGGAGCAAAAGGTTCTTACCACCATCATAGTATTCAAAGGATCTGCGTTGGTTGTCCGTCGCAGGTGATATTTTAGATAGATACAGTTTTAGTTTATCTTCTGATGTTCTCTCTCTGTTTTGTCTACTTTGTCTATTACGGTCTCGCTTTTCCGCTCTTGTCGTAGCCATAAGACTCCTTAATCGGTTTTACGTTAAGTCACCGGCACATTATGTCAAAGCACCGCCAAGCTTCTGCTTTACTTTGTTGACCGCTTGACGAGTCTTTGTTTCTTTAATCCCCTTAGAGCCATGTTTCTCTGCGAGTGGAGAAAATGGATTAGCAGCGGCGATGCGACTTAGAACATCGTTCATACCACTGTCGGTTTTTACACGATCACCAGTACCACCTACGAGCATAGGCATATGAAATACTTGCTGAATGTGTGGATTGTCTTGGAGAAACTGCTTGTGTGATGCATAAGACCACAACTCGTCCCACGTTTCTTGTGTTTCAGGAATGAGGTATTGGTACATTGGCATGTAGTTACTCCTTACGATTACTTATAAAATCAGTCTGCTTGCCGCGTGATAAAAGTCTTGCGGATTCTAGCTGGGCTGAAAAACTCATTGACAACATTGATAGCATCATCGATGTCATATTCACGGCAAGAGAAGATGTCGATGTATCCTTCTCCTGTGTGATCATTGAAGTGTGCAATGATGTTGCTTGTCTCTATGAGTTGAATCACTGTCCATCCTTCTAGATGAACTTCATTGTGACCGAAGTGAAGAATCTGGGGTTCACCATAAGGAATCATGTCAATACGTTTGACAAGTTCCTTTACCCAATGCTCTAGTTTTTCTGGATTTGTGATTGAAGCGATATCACATCCGCCGCAATCCAAAAGTAGGTGATAACCCCAATAACTCATCTATTCATCGTCTTCCATTTGTAAAAGTTGGTCAATATCAAGTGTTTTGATTGCTCTACTTAGACGTTTATTTTTCTTGTGTTCACGATACTCTCTCAACTGAGAAGTATTGTTCACTTCGTATTCTTCGTACCAATCCTTGAACTTCATGACCTTCTTAGACTTATGCATTTACGGCTACTTTCTTAGGGCGACCGCGATGACGATTGACTGGGGCTGGTTCTGCTACTGTTGTATCTGCTTCCTGCTTAGGTGGAAGCAAAAGTGTGAATACACTACGAACGAGTTGTTCATCGATGTTTACATATGGAAGATTGCGGTCCTTGACTGCCAAGATAAGTTTAGCATCAGCAGGATCAAGTGCTTCCAAAAAGTTTACGAACAATGCTTCACGCTTTGCCTTCGAGATGTTTGGATTTTCTGGCCCAACCCAAAGATACATCTTGCGGAAAGTGTTATAGAGCATTGCTTGCTGATCTAGAAACTGACATGGCTTGTATGGAGGTGCACCTTCTGGTAGAAGCCAGCGAACACCAGGATGATATGTCATCTTTAGGATTTCCATAAACGTAGGATTGTTTACGTTTGCGGCTAGCATACTACGACGCTTTTCGTAATCTGGTTCAGCGTCAATCTTATTCAAAATCTCTGAGATACCTAACATTGTTTATTCCCTATCATTTCTTTCTTCGAGGAGTCTTTCCACTCCAACCTGTAATAGACCATTTACCGCTCAAACTTTTTGTGTATGTGCGAGTTGAGCCGCTTTTTGTTGTTTTAACTTTACTGATCTTTGGTGGCCCAACTCTTTTTCGACTCATTAGCAATCTTCACGAATAGTGTTTGTCGTATCATCAATATGTTTTAAAATATCCATCTTAAAAATCACCAACACACTCTAGGAGATTCTTCAAACGATTTTCTACAAAATAGTTGAACAGTTTGCTACGATCTTTCTTCTGAGTATTGTACTGTTCCAGAACTTGCTCTGAGATTTCAGTAGGAATACAATCAAGATCAATCAACAGTTGATTGCGCTTGTAATTGCGCAACATATTTTCATTACAAAACTGTTCGGGTTCTTGTAGAATCCAAGCCGACAACTTCTTAGAGGTGATAGGCGATTGACGAACTCCCATCACAAAAACATTGTCAGCAGACAGAAAGTTAGGAATGCCGTCAGACGCATCGCCCTTCATGATATGTTCCTTGAGAAACAAGTCAGGATTTGTACAAGTGATGTACTTTTTGAGTACAGGGCTGTATTGCTTGACGTTAGGATACTTCTGCAACTGACCAAAGTCTTTGTCGCCTGAAAGAATCAGAATGTTTTCGCGCAAATGATATTGCTTGACAAGAGTTGCAATGATGTCATCCGCTTCGGCATGTTCTACCTGAATGACTTTATAGGGAAAGAAGTCTTTGATTTCTTGACGAATCTTGTTCAGCGTTTCAAACACTGCATTCCAGTCAAGTTCGGACGCATCGCGTTCCTTCTTGCGATTGGCTTTGTAATAGGGGTAAACCTGCTTGCGCCAATAGTTCTTGTCATCGCAGGCAATGACCATCTCACCAAACTCGGCAGTAAACTTCACCTTGTGTGCGCGAAGAGCATTCAACACCATATGCCGAATAATATCTTCTTCAATCTTTACATTCTTATGGTTTCCAATCTGTACCATAAGAGTCGAAATCATAATCTGTGAAAAATCCACGATAATCATAGTAGGTTGCTTTCATGTTGTTACATTCTATATATACAACATTTTTGATATAATATAAAGAGTTATTCCTCAAAATCTTCATCATCAATTTCTGGGAAATCAATCAACTGCTGAGCCGCCTGTTGCAGCCCATGATTGACACCCATACTCTTTAGAATCAAAGATCGTAAAGATTCGATCACTAATGCAACATCTTTGGTGAAGTCATCGTCATCAAAGTTGAACCCAAGCATACCAACTTTGAAGAACAACTCTTCCATCAACTCATCGGTTACAAATCCAACAAAATCAATCTTGTTTAGAAGCGCCTGCTCTCGCATCTCTTCTAAGTGTTCTTGCGTGAAGTTTGTTCTGTTCTTCAACGGGAACTGGATTATGTTTGATTTTATCTCAATAGACACATTAGTAGAAATGGCTGTGTTGGTATTCACACAAGTCTCCTGTCTAACTTTATTTATTTTTTAGAGATTCTAGAAGGCCTGACCATTCCATTGCTTTAGTGTTCCAGTTGTATGTACGATCTGCTTGGATTTTCTGTAGATAAAGATCCTGTGCAATCAAGTCTCTTTGATTACGCATAACGTTGATACCCTGTGAAAGAACCTGATAGAATGAGTTTGCATGATGATTCTTATCTTCGCTCCACTGATACATCCATGTCAAGCCCATAGAAGTTTCTGGTAGTGCTGCTAGATTAGGATGAATGCAGAGTAGACCAGCAGACATGGCTTCGATCAAACAAAGACAGGATGTTTCTTTCCAGATTGAAGGATATGCAAAGATGTCTGCGTTCAACAATGCGTTGCGCAAATCTTCGTTGCTTACAGAGCCGTGATAGTTAATCTGTGGATGCTGGCGACAGATTTCAAACAACTCTTCATACTGTTGATCGCGCTGTTCCCATCCATAAAGTTTGAATGATGAATAAACATCCAGAACGATGTTGGGATCGTTCTCGGCTAGCTTGATGAAGACTGGTACCAGAATATCTAGACCACGATGTGGAGTAGGTGTGTAGATCAATCGGATCTTTTTATCATCAATAGTCTTTGCTATAGTGTCGATAGGTTCAATAGAGTTTTTAATGACAACAGAATCGCTATATGGTACACCACGAACGTTGTTGTATTGTTCCATCTGCCAGTTTGAAACGAAAACAAACTTATCAAACTTCTTACGATACATTGGATCAGAAAGTCGCGACGACTCTGGATCTTCTGGTAGATCATGGCAGTAGTAAATCTTCGTCTTGGTTTCGTCTAGTTCACGAGCGCGTGAGAAAACAATCTGTGTGTCTTCTAGAAGTTCACGAGGAACACCACCCGCATATAGACGTTCTTGTAGTAGTTCTGTACCAC